TGCCGCGCCCCCCGGCAGCACGAAACCGCGCGGCGCCGGCACCAGCCCCGGCCAGCCGCCGCCAATGGCGACGGGCAATAGCGGGCGCAACAGTTCCGCGCCGCCGTCCGACAGGCCGATGTGTTTCGCCGTCCAGCCCATCAGCAGGGGTGCAACCGCCCCCGCCAACAGCATGGACAGCATGATGGAAAAAAAGCCCGCACGGCGTGTGGATGCAGGACGCAAACCCTGCACCACCGCGCCCGTCAAGCCGCCCAATATCAGCGCGTCCAGCGGCAGGCCGAACAACGTGCCGGCGATGCCGATCACACCTATATTGACCAAGTAGCCGCCGGCGGCGGCAGATGTCTCAAGTGGCATGGTTTCCTCCGTAAAAAAAGGCCGTCTGAAACGGCCTGTTATGCGATTTTAAAATCACGGTTTAATTGTTTAAGCAGCTTGGCAAGGTCTTTTTTGTGGATAAAGTCCCCGCCCGTGGTATTGATGACAATGGTGTCGCCCCCGCCGCCCTGTCCCGCCATATCACGGATGGTCTGCGCATGTTCCGCAGGCAATACCATCTCGTTTTCGTGCAGTTGGGTAAGCGGGTTGATGCCTGTCGGAATATCCCAGCCGCCCGCCGCCGACGGAATGCGCGTCGTGGTGGTGGTCGAACCTCCGCCGCCCCCGCCCATACCGCCGAGTAGTCCGTAAACCGCCGCCATTGCCGCAGCGGCCGCACCGACTGCCAAAATCGGCCCGACATACGGAATCCCGGCCATCGCCTTGAATGCTTCGGCTGCCGCCTGAATCGCATTCATACCGACGTTTTTTGTGGTTTCCGTCTCTTTAATGCCGGTTACGGCGGCAGATGTGGCGGATTGGGCGGCAACCTGCCTCGCGCCGTTTGCCAGCCACATTGCGCCTTCCTGCGCGAAACGCCCCATCAGCGCGGCCAGCGGCTTACTGACCATTTCTTGTACAAAGGTTTGGCGGATGGCGGAAAACAGCCCGCCCATCGCCTGACGGAAATTCTGCGTTCTGGACAACATCGCCGAGAAAGCCTGCCCCATCTGTTGCTGTGCCTCTTCCCAAACGTTCTTACCGCCGTCTTGCAGCATCTCCACCAATGAAGGCGCATCCTTGCGGCGTTGCTGTTCGCGTTTGCCTTGGTTTTTCTCCTGATTCAGGCTGTGCCCCCGATCCAGTTCCCCAACCTGCTGCTTCAGCTTTTCAACGGCCGCCGCACTGTAAGTCGGGTCTTGTTCGGCCAGCGCGATACGTTCCTGCAACGCGTCGTAGGCGATTTGGTATCGGCGGTTTTCAAACTCGATTTCCAAATCAAGGCGTTCGAGTTGCGAGATGCGCCCGGCTGAAAGGGCTTGGTCGGCGGCTTCGGCCTCCAAATCCAAACGGTATTTGTCTGCCTTTTCCCATTCCTCCACCTGCCGCAGCTTGGCTTCCGTAGACTGCTTGGCCAGCGAGTGTTCCAGCGAAACGATTTTTTCACGGATTTTCACGCTGTCCTTGCCGCCCCCATCCACCAGCGACAGTTTTTCCTTCCAATAGGCGCGTTCGCGGTTCAAATCCCAATCGGCATGGGTCTTGCCCTCGACGCGCATTTCCTCGTGGGCGAGTTTTTGCGCCTTGATTTCGGCTTCCCACTTCTGCATTTGGTCATTCCTGCCGCCTGCCCCGCCGGAACCTCCGCCGCCCCTTCCCCTGCCGCCTCCGCCGCCGCCAGAAGGTACGGAACGACGCGAAGAACCGCCTCCACCCCCGCCTCCCGCCGATTTGCCGGACTGCCTTTTACCGGCGAAATATTTCTGCCAACCTCCCTGCTGCTGACGTGCTGCCTCTTCCGCATAGATTTCGTCGAAACTGCGTCCGACTTTCGGCGTATTTTGCACCGGCCCTTTCCCGACGAGATTAACCTCACCGACCGTCCCGATGCCTATACCCGGCACTTTGTTGGCCAGCTCAATAACGCGGTTGATGCCCTTGATTGTCGAATTGACCAAGTTTTCAATGCTGCTGATGGCCGCTTTGGCCGCCGCAGCCGCGCCGTTCTGAATCGCCGCCCACAAATCGCCAAAGGATTCGATAGCGAAAACAACCGCAGCCCTAATAATTGCGCCGAAAGCGTCAAAAACCTTGCCGATTTTCTCCAGCAATCCCGTAAAGCCTTCGCCCGTATCGCTGAAAAATCCGCCGAAGGCTGCCGTTTGTCCGTCTGCCGAATCACTGCCCGCACTGGTAATATCGTTATAGACGGCCTCAATCAAGCCGCCCAATCCTTCATAGCCCGTGCGGATTAAGTCGAAAACATCGGATGCAATGCTGCCTAACACATCCATGGCTTCGCCGAGGTTGCCCGTCGCGGCCAACAAGCCGACCACCAAGGCTGTAGCGGCGACAAGCGGATTGGCCGCCATCAGCGTCCACAAACCCTGAACCGCACCCGTCAGCCCGCCGACGGCAATCGTCAGGCCGCCGAAAGACTGCACCAGCATGGCGATTCCGACCAATACCGCCGCGCCGACCAACTCTTTCAAGTGATTGGCGACAAAGGCAATCACGGCGGCCACGCGGGACATAATGCCCGTCCCGTTCATCATATCGCCGACCAGGCTTTGCCAGTTATTGCGGAAAATCTGCAAGGCGTTGCCCATCGTCATCGGCATTTTCGCCGCCTGCTCCGCGAACTTTTCCGCCGAACCGGAAATGGCTTGGAAAATCACATCCGCCGTCAGCTTGCCTTCACTGCCCAGCTTTTTGATTTCAGCGCGGGATTTGCCCATGTATTCCGCGATGGTATCCAACAGGATAGGCGCGGCTTCGGCAATGGATTTAAATTCGTCGCCCTGCAATACCCCGCTGCCCAAGGCCTGCGAAAGCTGCAACAAGGCAGAAGACTGCTGCTCCGCCGCCACGCCGCCGATGGTCATAGCGTTATTCGTGGCTTCGGTAAATTTCAGTACCTCTTCCTGCGAATAGCCGTAGTCCTTCAACGCACGGCTGCTCTTCACATACAATTCGGTCGTGGCCGACAAATCCGCTCGCGTCTGATTGGCCACCTGCAACAAACGGCCTTTTACCGCCGCAAATTCCGCCTCTCCCGCCGTCGTCTGCCGTACTTGGTTGTCCAGCACCTGCATCTTATCGGCGGTTTCGGCCATCCCTTTTGCAAACGACACCAACGCAAAACCGGCAAACAAGCCTTTCAGACGGCCTATTACACCCGCAAAGCCGCTGCCCGCTGATTCGGCCTTCTTCAAATCCTCATTTAACTGCTTAATCTTGCGCTGATAAGTTTCCACATCGATTGCGCCGACTTCGAGCAGCTTGTTTACTTCCGCCTGTTTGGATTTGAACTGCTCCATCGGCGTGCGTGTTTCCAAATACACCCGCTTGGCCGATTCCGTGATTTTGCGGAATACTGCTTCCTGCGCCGCGCCGACGTCTTTCAGGCTGTCCGGATTGAAATGCAGTCCCTCTTGAAAGGCTTTCCGCACATCGGCCATCTGCGCCTGAATCCGCGCCTTCACGTTCGCGATGGCATCTTCAATCTGCTTGGCCGCAGCGGAAGCCGCATCGGCCGCGCCGTCAAAGCCCGCCGCCGTTTCGTTCTGCGCCGTAATCTTGATTTTGGCTTCTAAATCGCTCATTTCGCCACCTGTAAAAAAGCCGCCCGATACCGGACGGCGTTACCCTTCATGCTTTCATCTTCAGACGGCCTATGCTTCCAACAGTTCCGCCCCGGCAAAAATACTGTCCGCATTGCTTTCTTCCACCGCCTTGCGGTACAGCCATTCTTTGCATGATTCTCCTTCGGCAGGCAGGCCGCCTATCGTCAAAGAGTGCGAACAAAGCGGATTGCGCCCCGATTCGTGCGCTTTCTTCGATACATAACCGTTCAGCGTCGCGGTTGCGCTGCCGTACTTGTAGTCGATGCCCACATATTCGATAACGTGGTAGGACGCCACTGCGCCGGTGCTTTCGTCCTCGATTTCGTGCTTGATTGCGATTGCTTGTTTTGCCATGATTTTTCCTTTCGATAGGCATTAAAAAACCCGCGAATGCGGGCAGAATAATTTCAATATTTAATTTCCGTAACCTAATGGGATACCGTCTAGGTCAACCATAAAAATATATGTGCTTCCAGGGGTCATCCATGTGTCCCTAGGGTCCCACCAACCTGTACTAGTTCCTGTATCAATTAACGTTTGTTGTACAGTGTTTTCATCTTTAAAAAAGAACCCTTCTATTAACTCCCAAGCCCCTTCTGTTTCAAAAGTGCCTGGAAAGTATTGTCCATGTCCGTTAGCTTTAATCAATGCACGTCTTACATATGGTATAAAGATACCCAGATTGTTAGAGTATTTCGTATAAGGACTTATATCAACTTTATAGTCTTGATGAAGGTTAGGGGATTGGGCATAAGTTAATTCATGAAACGATATAAGTTTTAATCTATACCAAGCAGAATGATAAACTAATAGACCATTATCATTCCACAATTTAAGTCCAGGGCCTCTTTCAGGCGGTTGCCATACATCAAAAATGTAATACTCAATCCCTCCCTGTATAGTAAGGTTCCACCAAGCATATAATTTATAGCCTCTGAACTGTAAACCTGAAATCCCTTTCGTTTCTACCACTGGAATTGCAGCTACTTTATTATTATAGTCATACCCTCTCGGCTTTAAAACAAGTACCGGACAATTCATACCTTTTGTACTTATTTCACACCACTTGGTATCGTTTACCGTAGTAAAATTTTTTTCAGTTAATAACCCTGATTTTCTTAAATGAAAATTTTGATACTCATTGCTTATGGTGACTAAAGGAGCTCCGCCGTTGGAATTAAATAATTTAAACATAAGGACAAATACCTAATACTAAAGTAATGTAATTATTTATCCTATCTTTAGACCCTAAAGCACTATCCCCATACTGAAGTTGAATATTAGGGTCTTGATAAAAACGATAAGAATATTTCAAAGTAGTACCTGATATAGTAATTTCAGGCCATTCTAATCCAGCAGCGTCCCCCATCGAAATAAAATGAAAAATTTTAAATCCTTGAGGTATATTTGCTAACTCCGGAACTTCAACGTAACCTTCAACTCCCTTTTTTGAGGTAGGTATCTGAAGTATCTTTAATACTTGAGGGAACCTTGAATCTACTTTATCACGCAATGTGCCATCTTCGTTGTAAACTTTCAAACCCGCCGCCATTTATCCAATCTCCATAAAAGAGGCCGTCTAAAACCTAGACGGCCTTTCTTACATTGACAACTCAACAATAAGAACCCCTCGTTCGTTAAAGAACTGGATTTTATCATTCGTCATCTTCAACCCAACATTACCAGACGCAGAAGATATTGACACCCTGCCGTTATTATCAACAGAAAAGCGGCCATTACCAAGATTCAAGCTGCCGCCGCTGATATTCCCCATATCTGCGGAAATAGCGGACAAGTTGTTCACATTCAGCTTATCAGCCGTGATACTGCCAGCCGCCATTTCATGCGCTGTAACGCTTCCAGCTTTCAGGCGGTTTGCGTTCAGCGTGTTTGCCGTGATTTTATCGCCGTGAATATCCCCAGCGTTCAATCTATCAATAACCGCCTTGCCGTTTACCACCAGTTCGCCGTTTACGCCGACACGGTTTTTCTGCGTATCTACCGTGAACGGGAAAATATCGGCCTTACCGACAGCACCGACGCCGAAGCGGTCGGCGTTCACAATAAACCTGCTTTCAGGCGTTCCGTTTTTCGGCGTAGTTGCCAAGCCGTAGCCCGCCACCCTGCCGTTAACGTCCACCTTAACCGTGTACTGCGCTTCCAGCCCGTTAATGCTCCGGGCGTGGGTTTGGATGGACGCGGTATTGCCGTTTACCGATGTTTGCAGGGTCGTTATCCTTTCAGTTACCGCCCTGATGTCTCCTGTCGCTTTGGTTAAGGCCGTCTGAACGACCTGAACCGTACTACGAACCTCCTGTAATCCGCTATTATCTTCCGGCGCAGGCGTCCAGTCGGTCGCAACAGTGCCACGTTCAAGCTTAATACGGTCAATCCGTGAGGCAGTTCTACCGCTATTCGGACCGCAATAAATCAATAAGCGGTCGTTTGACGGGTTGTTTTTTGACCGTTGCCATGTTGTTGACAGTCGATAAACTCCATCAGACACTTTCTTCATTGTGCCTAGCCAGTTCCAACCATTTGAATTGAACGGCCAAAACGCTTCGCGGTCACTGCCTAAATCCCCCCAAATCGTTACAGTAACCGGCTCGCCTTCTTGCAACGAATTATCCGTCATTAAATATGACTGCATTAAATAGTTGGAATTTTGAACTTGCGTTGCAGAATCTCGGATTAAGTTTCTGCCTCCGACAGATAAGTTATTGAGTTTCGCTGATAATTGGTTAATCTCGCTCGCTCGTGAACTATCTTTCTGATTGACGGTTTCGCGCAATGAATTAATAGAACTCTCAGTACTTCCAAGACGGTTGTTCAATACTTCCGTCTCTCGCTTAACCACCGCCCTCTCACGCGCCTCAGTCGCAATCCGCGCATTCACACTTCCCGCCCCGTTGCCGTCAATCAGTGCAATTTTGTCGCGCAAGGCCTTATTCAAACTGCTTTCGGCCAAGTCGCGCACGGTAACGTCCACGTCATAGACGGTGAATGCCGAACTGCTGCTGACCTGTAAGCCTGCTTTATCAAAGCTGTCATAACCGGCCGCCCGAACGTAATAAGTCTTTCCTCCTTCCAAGGGGTTTCCATTGCATTTCGCAATGGTTACAAACGTTTCCGCTCCGTCGTACACACGATTTGCATCAACCGTAGGGCAGGCGGGATTGTCAGACACCCACAAAATGATGCCTGCAAAATCTTCTTCAGACGGCCTTTCACATTGGAAAAACGCCTGACGCAGGCCGCTGTCAATTTGGATGCCCGTCAGTGCTTTAAGTTGGGGGTTCTGCGCCACTACCTGCGCCCATGCGCCGGTTTTCCCGGTAACGGCACGTCCGCGCACCTTGAAAACTACATTGCGCACCTGCCCGCCGTCGGCTTTCATGTCGGCCAGCGTGTAAGTATAGCTGTTGGCAGTAATGCCGTTGATTGCCCGCAAACGGGTTTGGCTGCCTGCGGCGTAGATTTCCACGTCGTAGGTGTCTGCGCCGTCCAGCTTGTCCCACGCCAGCACGGCTTCACGGCCATACGCCCATGATGACGTCAGGCGCAGGTTAGCTACCTGTCCAAGCGGCGCGCCGATAATGCGGTACGAATAGGCCGGTACTTCGGCCAAATCCTGCGCCCCGCTGCCGAAAACATTGTGCGAAACCAGCTTGACCCACACCGTGCGGCCTATCCAATCACGCGGCACGGGATACTTGAACAGTGACTCGTCCACGCGCACAAACGGCCTTCCCGCCTCATGCCTGCCGATGTTGCTGCCATACGCACCGCGCGTCAGGTTGACCAACGCATAACGTCCGACCCCTTTCAATTCGGCGGTTTCGTAAGCCAAAAACTCGCCGTCCGCATAACACAAGGTCAATAAATCGCGGCTGTCTTGTTCCGTTCCGCCCGTCAGTTGCCCTGCGCCGATTTCCACGCCTAAAGTATTGGCACGGTCAAATACCGCACCTGCGGGCAGTGCCGCCGTCAGGCTGCCGTAACGCGCCTTTCCGCTTACCGCACCGACGCGGGTGTAACTGTCGCCATTGGTCGATACCCATACTTCCGCGCCGCCCCACATATCACCGCCTGCGGTTGCCAGCCATATTTCAGGCTCGCCGCCCGTCAGTTGCAATGGTGCTTCGAATATCACCGGCGCGTGCGCGTTGCCGGGCGATACGTTGTAGTCCGCCGAGTAACCCAATGACGGCTGTGTCGGATACTCCGTCGCCGAAGCCGTGCCGAACGGGAAATCTTCCGCCTTCACGTTCAATACGCCGTCTTCGTCTTCTTCGATTTCGGTAATGCGGACGGGGGTCTTGCCCAAGCCTAAGCCGCCATCGGTCAGCGTAACCAAGTCCATAGGCTCAAGCAGACAATATTTCCAGCCCAGCTTAAATTCATACTCGTTGCGGACGTATAGGGCGCGTTGCAACAGCAATTGCGCCACCTGACGCGCCACCTTCGCATCACAGATGCCGTGCATCTTCACCGCATCTTTCGGGCGGATGCCGTATTGCTCGATATTTGCCTGGTCTTTTGCTTCCGCCACGGCGATGTTGTAGTCGTTTGCACGGTCGAGATACTCAATCTGCACCTGATTGTATGCGTCGGCATTCGTCTTGCGCTCCACGCGCACGGGGTCTTCCGCGCCCGAAACGATAAAATCGTCATCCGTCAAATCATACAGCGGGGTCAGGTTCGGAATATAGGTCGCACCGTTGCCGGACAAGCCCGAATCACCGTATGGGACGATTTTCAGACGGCCTTGAGAAAACACCGCCGCCGAATTGGTCTGCTCCAACAGTTCGGCAATATTGCGCTGTGCTTCCTGCTGCTCGCTGTAAACAGGGCTTAAAAAGATACCCGCCGCACGGCAATAAGTGCCATAAACATCCGTATCGCCCAGATTTTCAACCGGGAAGCCGCAGCCGTACTTCTGATTGGTCAGCAAATCGCGGATGATGTCGCGCGGATTGGCATCGACAATCGAAGTTGAGTAGCCCAGCTTGCCGTCCACCTCGAAATTATGGCTGTAAATCTGTGCCGATTTCGTCAATTCGTAGTTCGGGCTGCACAAATAGGCCGTCCCCGAATAGCTGATGGCCTGCGCCGCATGTTTCGCCTGCCGCAAGTGCGGCCATACGGGCTGCTCTTCGCCGCCCTTGTACAAAGTCAGGCGCAACGAAGCGGGCGAAGAGAATTTTTCCTTGTCCCGCCAAATGCGGGTAACGCCTTTGATTTCACCCTCACACAAAGCCATCATGACGGCGGCTTCGTAGGTGTACTTCACATCCTCCTGCTTCACACCGCCGCCACCCTTGCCGCCCTGCCGCGTCGTGGTCTTATGCTCGTAGGTCGTAAAATCGCCATACCAAACCAAATTGCCCGCCACGCGCGCCCGCCCGTACACCACCGGCAGAGTCAGCCCCTGAGACGACTGCTGTACCTGCAACGACAGAATCCGTTGCTCGGAAGTCGAAATAGTAGAAGATTTACCGCCCATAAAACCACCTTAAAACACTTGCAAAAAATATCAAAATTGATATAATTCGCTTATATCAAAACAGATATAAAACATGAAACCATTAAATTTTTTGGGCGATTCATTGGATTGCCTGCGGCAATTCCCTGAAAACGCCAAACAAGCGGCAGGTTATCAACTGCACCGCATTCAATGCGGCGGAATGCCAGTCGATTTCAAACCCATGAGCACTATCGGCAGCGGGGTGATGGAAATCCGCCTGAGGGAAGAAGGCGGCGCATACCGCGTCATCTATACAGCCAAAATTGCCGATGCCGTCTATGTACTGCACGCCTTCCAAAAGAAAAGCCAAAAAACTGCGCCCGCCGATTTGGAATTGGCGAAAAAACGTTACAACAAATTGATTCAGGAGAAGAAATAATGGAAAGCCAAACCTTCGCCTCCGTATTTGACGCACTGTGCGACACGCCCGCCGAAGCCGCCAATATGCGGTTACGCGCCGACCTGATGATGCATATCGCCGATACCGTCCGCGAAAACGGTTGGACGCAAAAACAGGCCGCAGAACATTGCGGCCTGACCCAGCCGCGCATCAACGACCTGCTGAACGGGAAAATCGATAAATTTTCATTGGATGCGCTCGTGAACATCAATGCCGAACTTGGGCAGAGCATTTCCTTATCCTTCGCCCCCGCGTAAAGCCTGCCCTTTCAGGCAGGCCACAAAATCAAAATAACGCACCCCGCGCCCCAACAATTCCGCCTGCCCCATATCGTCCAGCACCACCCCGCGCCCGACGTAGCTGTGAATGACTTGGTTGCCGCCGATGCAGATGCCGCCATGCGAAAACGTCCGCCCGAAACGCCATACCGCGATGCCGCCGACCTGCGGCGTTTCCACTTCGCGGCAAAAGCGGGTAATGTTGCCCAAATACCGTTCTGCATCCCTGTGCAAATGCCAGTCTTGAGGGTATGGGCGCGGGTCAAACCCGGCAGGAATCAGCCCGACCGCCCGATACACGGCAACAAGAATCATGGCGCAATCCACGCCCGCACCCTTAACCATCGCCTGATGATGATACGGCGTGCCCAACCATGACCGCGCCTCTTCCACTATCCGCTGTCGCAAATCCATTTTCAGACGGCCTCCTTAAGTAATCGTGTCGGCGGCGGGGATGTACGGGAAGCCGCGAAAATGCACGATGTTGTCAAACTTTTTCCCGCAGGTTTCCTGCCGCTTGTCGCAGCCCGGATAAATCTTGAACACATCACCCGACTGCGGCGGGGAAGGCAGGCGCAAGGCAAACGACAACCTGCCGCCCTTGTGTTCCTTGACCGTGCGGCTCAATCCGGCATTCCGCCCGCTCGTAAACTTAATCACGCCCTGATTGAACCAGCCGTCCGCCTGCGTCAGATTGCACGCCAGTTCCGTTCCTGTCGTACTGTTCGCCGTAACACGGCCGTTGACCGTGAATTTCTCACGATTGACCTTGCAGCCGCCGTCATACAGCGTCCTCATGCAGCCGGCCTGATAGATGTTGCGCGGGCTGGACACGTTCAAAAGCTCGATGTCCGATTTCACATCCACTTTGACCGCAGAACGGCTGCCCGATACGTCGGACACCCTGCCGGAAAAGATGACCACCGCGCCCACGGGCGTTACCCAATCGCTGAAAAATATCCGCTCGATGACCACCCGTGCGCCGTCCAGTGCGCCGCCCAAAGCTGCCTCCGACCATTGCAGGCCTTCAAGCCTGTAATCGGGTTCTGCGGCAATCTCCAGCGTGTTTGAGTCCACATCCAAGCCGACGGCCACGCGCGTAGCCCCGCGCTTGATAATCAGCTTGTGCGCCTCATAGGTCTGCCCATCCCAAACAACAGGCATATCCGCGTTCGTGTGCTGCAGTATTTGGCCGTTTGAAAGTGTAATCCTGAATAAGTCCGCCATCAGAAATTCATCGCTGCCGTGCAGCAAATCAATCAGTTCCCTTGTCGCCGTCTTCATAACTTCACGCTCACAAACTCAATTTTCTTAGCCGCCCACAAATGCCCGATGATGTTCTCGAAATCCACCGTATCGGCCATAAACCGCACACGGAAATAAAAACCGCCCGACCATGTAATCGGCTGCCCTGCCGCCTGCGGCGTGTTCAGCACCAAAACGCCCTTATCGGTAACGGCATAATCCCGCCCGTAAGTCAGCGGCCTGCCGCCCACCTTGACGGCCGGCCTGTCCTTCACTGCCAAAACAGGTTCGACAAAGCCGCCGAACGACCGCACCAGCTGATAGCGGGTAACGCCCGTTACCGTATTGCCGACAAGCTGGTCGGTTACGGCGTTGTCAGTCGGGTCTTCGTACAAAAAACTTTCAAAACTGCCGCGACGGGCATTAAAAAAACCTGCCAGCCGTTCCAGTTCGTTAATTGCCGCCTTCGTCCGCAACACCTCGAAAGACAGCGAAAACCGCCATTGCGGATAGCTGTAATACGCCGCCCGCAACTCGCGCCCGTTGGCTGATTTTTGAATATTCGTACTCCATACGGGTGTTTTTTTCGCCCCCCACTTCAAGCCGGGAAGCGCGGGGAAAACCGCATTGCCCATTTAGATGATTCCTTTCGCTTTCAGTAAGGCGTTAAATTCCTCTTCCGACAACGTATTGCCGCCAAGCATATTGACCGCTTCCGCCTCGTCTGCCTCGTTCGGCTTTTCAGACGGCCTGATGCCCATATAGGACGCCACCAAGATATGCACGGGCGGGTGCCTGCGCCAATAGTCGCTTAAATGCCCGATGCGCGGCAGGTCGATGTTCTCGGCCACATAATCCCACGTCCACCCAGTAGAGGCGCAGACGTGGGCGATCATGTCGCCGAAATTCAGCCCGCCGCCTGCGCTTCCCCCGCTTGGGCGGCTTCCTGTTCCTTGCGTTTCAGGCCGGATACATCCATCACGGCGGCAAATACCTCGCCCATGTTGCCAATGTCGATTAAATCGGCCACTTCTTCGCGGGTCATTTCGGGGTAGTTCCGTCTCAGCGCGGCATGGGCGCAGTCGATAACGGTAGAAATTTGTTTTGCATCTTGGACGTTGCCGTCAAACTCGCCAATACGGCTTTGCAGTTGCTCCAATGCGCCAAGCGCGATAGGCGGGATAACGTAATTTGTGCCGTTCAGTTCAACGGTTACGCCTTTGATTCGTACTGTCATTTTTGCTTCCTTGATTCGGGTCAAATAAAAGGCCGCCCTTTCGGACGGCCTGCATCATTACTCTTGAATCCACAACGTGCCGACTTTAAAGCCCGCATCGTCTGTTTGCGCCGTAAAGTCGATTTCGGGGACGGAAAAGTCGTCGTTTTTGGTCGAGAACAAGCCCAGTTTGCCGCTGGTTACGCTTTCCAGTTCCAGCAAGGCTTTTTTGCCTTTGAACTGCGTCAGGTATTTCAGCTTGAACGTCGGCGTATTACCCATCGCCATATTGGACAGCTCGATTTTCTTCGCCGACGGCATGGCTTGGGTGTAGGTAAAGCTCGGATAAACCGTTTTGCCCTTATCCGCATCGGCGAAAGTGTACAAGCCTGTCGCAGATACCGTGTATTGTCCCGCCGCAGGGGTAGCGGCGACCTTGATGTATGCCGTACCGTCCGCACCCATCACGCCCGCATCTTCGACAAACGTACCGCCGTTCGGCGCGGCGGCCTGGATGGTGTAAGCACCGCTCGCAGGGATGGCCTTGCCCACGGTATCCGCCCAAAGTGCCTTCATCGTGCCGGTGGCAAATTCCGCACCGAAAAACAGGGTATTCAGGGCAAGGCCGTTGATTAACGCGCCCTTAAATTTTCCCGATACCTTAACCTTGCCCTGCGCCACGGCCAATGCAAAGCGGTTCTGACCGTAGAACTCCTTCAATTCCGCCGACAAATCGACAGACATCTCCTGCAAGCCCATGATTCGCACGGGCGTTGCATTCTGTACGCGGTTGCCGTAGGCATCCGTAATCATTTGCGCGAACACCTCGCCCGCGCCGAAAGTCAACTGCATGACATTTCCTTTCAAAAAAAGCCGTTTTTCAGACGGCATCCGTTACTAAAATCATCACCGGCACCAAGGCAAAAGCCTGATTACCGAATAGCCCTTCATCCAGTTCTACATGGCCTTCTATGCGGCAATACGCCACACCTTCCACAGGCAAAGACGGTTGGCCGGTAATCGGCGACGGGGTATTCAAGACGGCAAACAGCCTGTCTAAGCACTCGTTCAGCCGCTCAGACGGCGCGTCTTCCGCATACACATACAGATACACGTTCGCCCGCATCAGATAGCGGCTATCCTGACCGCTTCTCGGCTCGACCGTTTCCGATACCGGCGACAAGAACAGGGCGGGTTGTTCGTAGGCCTCCACCTCGTCCCAATGCCGCAGGCGGCGGGAAAACGTTACGATGCCTTCCACCTGTTTCAACTTCTCGAACAATGCGGCATAAATTATTTCGCGATTTACCATCTCAGCCCCCGTTTCGCCGCCGCTTCAAATTCCTGACGGATGAAAGGCAGCATATCGGCAAAGGCGGTACGCATAAACGACCTTTCCGGCAGCCTCACGCGCCGCGTATGCGCCGAAACATGGACGTTGATCGGCGTTTTCAGCCGCCGCCCGAAAGCCTGTTTGGCCTGCCGTACATGAGAGGGCACGGATACCGCACCCGAAAAGCCGTATTCATGCAGCTTGCCGTACGGCGCACCCGAAGCAATACCGACCACGCCGACCGTCAGGCCGCCGTCCTGCCAACTGTCGCGGACAATGTTGTTGCGCAGATTGCCCGTGCGGCGGTTCAAAACCTGCCCCAACAGCTTGTGCGTCTTGACCTGCTTTTGCAGGCGCAATACCACAAAAGCCATACTGCTCTTGATTTCATCGTCTATCTTCTTGCTGCAACCGGCCAAAGCCGCCCGCATTTCCGAATCACCGACCATCTCGAATTTAAGCATCGGCCTTTTCCGCCTGTTTCGGCCGCCCATCAGACGGCTTATCGACCGCAGGCACGACAAAACCATACTGATGCAGATACTGCACCGCCTCTTCGGCCACCTCTACTATGCCGTTCTCCACGGCATAATTTACCCCGCCGAAGGAAACATCTGTGATTCCTTCGGGGGCTTTCAGTTTTACCAACATACACACCTCCGTTTTCAGGCCGTCTGAAAGACTAGCCGCGTTTAACCCGCACATTGCGGATGGAGCGTCCGACCAGCGGCTTCAACAACTGCCGGACATAGGCAAGCCGTTCCGCATGTTCCGACTTGCCGCCGTAAGATGCCGTCATGCCGCCTTTGGTCAGGCTCTTTTGCTCCGTCTGCCCGCCGCCTTGAATCAAATTGCCGATTAAAGACAGCTCGGCCACGGCCTTTTGCACGGCGGGCGGTATTTCCCCGCTGCCGCGCATCAACGCTATCAAATTGGGCGGCAGGCCGAACATTGCATCCAAATAATCGGATGCGGCCACCAAAAGCCCGGCCTTGCCGTCTCCCGCCGCCTGCCATTTCGCCTTGCTCGGGCGGACTTCGTGATAGGCATCCGCCTCGGCAACCGTCAGATAGGCATTACGCATTTACCGCTTCCAGCAAGGCCAATAAATCGGCCTTCTTCGCATCTGCGGGATATTCGACACCTGCCACATCCAGCATTTCTTTTAGTTTTTCAACCGTCAGTTTGGACAAATCTTCGGCAGGCGGCACATCTTCGGCTTCAGACGGCCTGTACTTCGCATCAACAATACGGAAACCCTCCGCCAACAATTCCGCCTTGCGCTCGCTCGAAACGGGATGCGGCTCATAAACAATAGGACGTTCCATAATAACTCCTCAAAAAAAGGCGGCTTTGGGCCGCCTATACTTGCAAATCACTTGGTAACCAGCAAAACGCCCGCCGTGTCTTTGTCAGAACTTGCTGTCTTATCCCAATTTGCACCCGTGCCCAGTGCGGCATCGTCAGGCGATTTCCCACCGCTGGCCATATCCCACGCATAGCCTCTCAACGCGATGCCGTACGACCATTCAGCCTGATAAACCGTGCCAAGGTTTTCTTTCCCAGTAACCTGCTGCATGACCGCGTTGAAATCGCCGTTGTCATTCACGATAACCGCGCCTTCGACCAAGCCTAGCGTGTTGTAGGTTGTGCTGCCGGATGAAGACACCAAATCGGGGGCATCCGTAATCACAAACACACGCCCGAACGGATCGCGCACCACATTGATGCCGTCGTAAGTAAACAGACGTTCCGCATTGGTCAGCGCGTTGTCGTACAGATTATGGGCAACAGTAGAGTGCATCACCCAAGCTCGCAAGCTGCCCGAACGGTCGCCGAATTTCGCGGCCGCAGCATTCAGCGAGTTAAACGTAGGCTTGGCGGTGGATGCGTCATGCTTCATGCCTGTATTGTTGCCAATCGCCGCAACCGCACAACGCACCGCAGCGTTAAGCATATCGCCCATACGCGCCTTGGCAAGCTGCTCGCCGATACGCACCGCAGCCAATTCGGGGTTACGCAACGTCCATGCATATTGACCCGGCTCAAACTCCACCGGAGCCGTGCCGGCCGCCACTTTTACTGCAACATTCAGCATCTCTTTCAAGCGTTTTGCCTGTACCGTGCCGTCGCCGTACACATTGCGGCGGCGTACCAAACCGCCGATGGACTGAAATGCCGACTTAATTGAGAAATCCCCGTCAAACGGCTCGTTTGACAACACCAACGCGCCGCCGGAAGCCTCATTAAACTTAGCCACATCCTGCGCGATGGTCTCATTCATTACATCACGCGTTTGTTGGTTAAAAACCTGTAAATCAAAAGCCATAAATTACTCCATAAAATTAACGGCCATATTTAGCCTTTAAGAAAGCGGCTTTCTCCGCCTCCGTCTTACAATCAGACAACGAACCGCCAACCGTTCCACCGCCCGCCGCTGCACCGCTGCCGCTCGCGCCGCTGCCTTTCAAGATGCTGTCCTTGTTCGGGTAAGCATCAATCAGGCTTTCCAGTGCCTCGTCAAACCCCGCTTTCGCCCCGGGCGTTACACGGCTGAAAATTTCATTGCCGTTCGCGTCTTTGGCCACGATTTTCCCGTCTTCCGACACGGAAAAATGCCGCCCGAAGAATGCCTGCGCCACATCGGCGGGGATAGCCAGCTTTTCCGCAATCACTTTGGATCGGGCGAAGCTGCCGCCCACCAGTTCGGCATGAAATTGGGAACGGATTTTCTCAATATCGGCATTGGCGGCGGCCAGCTTCTCTTCGTACAGCTTCACGGTTTCGGCTTTGACCTTCTCCGCCTCGCCCGCATCAATCAGCTTCTTGTCGTCCAAGTTTTTGACCGTTTCCAATGCCTTCAAGGCCGCCGCCGCGTCTTCAATGCCGTCAAACGCCTTCAGCTTCGCTTCCGCCGCCTCTTTGGCTTCGCGGTGCTGCTTGGCTTCAGCATTCAGGCCGCTGATTTTCTGCATGGCGGCAGGCGCGTCAAACGGGATTTCCTTCCCGTCGTCATGCACATACACCGGCTTGCCGTCGGATACCACCACATGACCGTTTTCATCCAATTTCAATTTCATCTTTCACACTCCAATAAAACACGGCATCCGCCGCAAACACCCCTGTATATCCATACGGCGGGCAACAAAAAAACCGTTTTAGTTCCCTGCGATTCAAGGGAATTAAAACGGTCACAAACCCCAAAAGGGATAATATAGTGGATTAAAATTGCAATGATACGGCGTTGCCAGCGCCCTTATGTACTACCCGTACACGGCGGGCGTTGCCACCTTGTCTCATTTTTATTTTAATCCACTATAAAAAACCACCCCGTTGTTTGGAGCGGTTTTATCGGTTAAGCACTGCGTTTTGCCATTATATCGGCGATAATTTTACGGGCCTGAATAACCGACTGTTTCAAGTCTTCGCGCAATGATTGTATCTCGGACGGCGTCAACGCCTGAACGGGTGATCTGTTTGTTGATGTACCGTGCTTCTGATTCTGTGAGTTTTGAGAAGTCATAGCCGAATTGCTCCTGCCACCACGCTTCAAAGTCCCTGCCAAGGGATTTGCGCAGCTGGCCTAAAGTAGGTTTAGTAATTGCTGGTCTAGCAGAGTGCGGCTTACCCATCAAGGTAGTTATACCCACAGCAATACCGCCGGAACTTTCGATATATCCCCGCAAATCGGCAATGTTTCTGCCTTGGATGAGTGCACATTTTGGGGAAAGTTTCGATTAAGTCTTACAGCCCGTTAATTCTTCCACCAAGATTATTTTGCATTGCTGCTTTCCTCTATCGCGTATGCGGCGTTACACAGCATTGCACTGAATTATATTATTAAATCTTCAAGTCAAATATTGATAAACAGAAAAAGCCGCCTGAAAAATCGGGCGGCCTTTTAGTAAAGGTTAAGATCAAAAAGGTTATGGGCTGAGACCTTTGCAAAATCCCCCCAAAATCCCCTAAATTTCCATCAAGACATTTAGGGGATTTCTCATGAGTACCTTCTTCCAACAAACCGCACAAGCCATGATTGCCAAACATATCGACCGCTTCCCATTATTGAAGTTGGATCAGATGATTGATTGGCAACCGATCGAACAGTACCTGAACCGTCAAAGAACCCGTTACCTCCGAGACCACCGCGGCCCTCCCGCCTATCCCCTGTTGTCCATGTTTAAAGCCGTCCTGCTCGGGCAATGGCACAGCCTCTCCGATCCCGAATCGGGAGATGCCGAGGCGGGAGCTGACGGCGGCATTTAACGAGCGGTTCGGCCGCTTGGCGCATTTGTTGGATTTTGAATCGGCTCAGGTGGTTTGCGAGTTTTTGCATGACGAGGCCGTCCGAATCAATCGGGCGGAGTGGTCGGAGGATGAGACGGCAAACTGGGCGACGCGAAATTTCAAGTATCCAAGAGGTATTACTGCTACTGCAAATGCGAACACTGCAATCATTGGTTTGTGCCGAAGTGGTTAGACCACGCGAGGATTCCAGGATTTAACCGGGATTTGTTGTCGGTAACGGCAGAAGACTTGGCAAGAATCCACTGGCAGGAGACGCAATTACATTGCCCTAACTGCGGGAAGGTTCCAAGCCTCTTGCCTGAGCGCCGTGAATGGATTTGCGAAAACCAGATGGATAATTATGAAGCGGACGGCTTTATGATTTCCCCGATGGATGCGCCTGAGATTATCTCCCCTGCCGATTTGGTGTCGTGGAGTACGAGGTTTAAGAACAAGTCGATGTTTATTAACTTTCACTTGGGCGAGACGGCGGAAAGTTCGGAGACCGGCATCAACGAAGCCGATTTGTTGCGGATGCGCGAAGTTGGGAAAACCCCGTTGTACGGCTTTAAGGTATTCGGATTAGATATGGGCACAACCTGCCACTTGGTTGTCGGTGTTACAGACGGTAACGGACGGCTGAATGTTGTTGAGCTTCACGCTATCCGATATACGGATTTAGAGTATGAACTTCCCAGGTTGGTGGCCCGGCATAACCCCTTGCCGCGCTGGGGGTGATCGGCCTGTTATTCGGCGCATGGCAGTTTGACCGCACCCTGCAATACCGAAAGGGCAGGGGTGATGAAGCGGCCAAAATCAGCCTGACGCTGGCCGAAGCCGCAAACAAACAGGCGGCAGCCGCGCGTGAAAAAGAACGCCGTGCCGCCGCCGAACTGGCCGAAAGGCAAACCGAACTGGAAAAGGAAAGACAGGATGCTGAAAAATCTATTAGTGCTATGCGCCTTGAGCTTGACCGCCTGCGCCAACACGCCGCCCGTCGTGGTAGCAGCCGAAACCTGCCCGCAACCGTTGCAACCGCCACCTCACCTGATGGCGCGGAAAGTACCGAAGGCTGGGAGCTACTCGGCCGCTGCGCTGCGGAATATGCGGGACTGGCAGAAACCGCAGACGGGCAGGCCTCCGACTTGAGGGAGTGGCAGGCGTACGGCGGGCGGCGTGTTGGCGCAGTGAGGTAA